GTTTATACATTTAATTCATCAGGGACTTTTACTACTGTGCCAACAAAAGCAACTGGTGGAACTATTACTTATGATTCAACTGGTGGCTATATTATTCACACATTCACATCTAGTGGAACTTTTACACCTACTCAAAATTTAACTGCTGATTATTTAGTCGTAGCAGGTGGAGCGGGTGGTGGTACACAACATGGCGGTGGTGGCGGTGCTGGTGGATTGCGTTCTACCGTAACCGCAACTGGCGGTGGAGGTTCACTTGAATCAGCATTATCACTAACTTCGGGGACTGGATACACAGTAACAGTCGGTGCTGGTGGTGCTGGTTCTCCTAGTGGTAGTAATAGCGATAGACCCGCAGGTAGTAATGGTTCAAACTCTGTGTTTTCAAGTATTACTTCAACTGGCGGTGGTGGTGGTGGAAGTTATCGACCTTCAGGTACACTAAACGCAAATTCAGGTGGTAGCGGTGGTGGTGGTGCTGGAGAAGATGCTTCTCCTGCTGGTACTGGTGGCACAGCATCTCCTTCAGGTCAAGGTTTTGCTGGTGGTAATGGTATGACCCAATCCACAGGTATTTATCGTGGTGGTGGTGGTGGAGGAGCAGGAGCGGTAGGACAAGCGGGAACTGCTACATCAACTACTGGTGGTAATGGTGGTGCTGGTGTTGCTATTTCAATTACTGGTTCATCTGTCACTTATGCAGGTGGTGGTGGTGGTGGTTGTTATGGTACAGGTGCAACTGCTGGAGGAACTGGCGGTTCAGGTGGCGGTGGAGCAGGAAACTTTACAACAGGTGGTACTGGAACCCATAATGGTACATCGGGGACAGATAATACTGGCGGTGGCGGTGGCGCTGGAGCAACTTTTAATTCTAGTGGTGGTTCAGGTGGCTCAGGTATCGTTATAGTTCGATATGCCGCATAATCCTAAGGAGAGAAACAATGGCTAAAGATTCAAAAGTAGCACAAAAAGAAACAAAAGTATTTACTTATGAAGTAAAGATGATTGTTTCGGTGTTTGACACCGATGAAAAACAAGGTAAACTTGACCGTGATGGTGGTTTTGTTTCTAAGCGAGATGTAACTCTTTTAGATGCTCAACCGATAATTAGTTAGGAGTAAGAAATGGCAGGTACAACGACTAAGGGCTTGCGTTATCCGCAGAACGCAGATGCGCCGAATATCGCTGTTGATTTCGAAAATCTAGCCACAGATGTTGATACCGAGTTAGATGATTATGTTCTCAAAAGCGGTGGAACATTTACTGCCAACCCAACAGTTCCTACTGCCGTAATTTTTGAAGGTGCTACTGCTGATTCTTATGAACTTACTCTTTTGGCTACCGACCCAACAGCCGATCGAACTATCACTTTGCCCGATTCAGATGGCACAGTTGCTTTAACCTCATCAGTAACTAGCGAAGCAGAGATACTTAATCGCTCAAGGGTTGTAACCTTTTTGCTTGGTGGTATGTAATGGCATTTACCTATGTTGACCCAACCTCAGGTAATCGAGATAAGATAAGATTTTTAGTTGGAGATACCGATTCTACTGATTTTCATTTACATGACGCAGAAATAACATATCTATTTGAGACTTGGGGTAATGTTTATGCAGCAGCAGCCTACGCAGCAGAAATTATTGCAGCCAAGTATGCTCATAAAACAAACTATTCAAGAAGCATTGGCGATTTATCAATATCAGAGTCTTATGCTACTTCCGCCCAAGAGTTTCGAGAACTGGCTAAAAGATTAAAAGCCCAAGAACTTGATCTGTACCCACCTTCAGTAGAAATAAACGCTTCAGCAATTATGGCGACTGCTGATAAAACAGTAACTACCTATAAGACTGATTTCTATACAGGAATGCACGACTACACAGTATAAACTGGGGGCATTATGACCTACATAGCAGGACAGCCCAACCACTGGCTAGACGACATGACCGATACTATTACGGTCTATAAAGCAACTACTCTTAATAACTATGGCTCGAAATCAATAAGTGGTGCAGGCACCAACTTTAGTTGTCGCATAATTTCAGATGTTGCAACTACTCGTGACGATCAAGGCAACCAAGTTGTTGAAGGAGGAACTCTTTATATACTTTCGGACGCTGATATTGAAGTTGGTGACAGATTAGATTTGCCGGGAAATAATGCAGACCCTAGAATACTTAGCGTAGATAAGGTAAGTTATAGCGCAAACGGAACAGCAACAGTTCATCACACTAAAGTAAGGTTTGGTTCTCTCGGTGGCTAGTAATGAAATGAGTATGAACACAAAAGAACTCATGAGATTACTTACTCTAGGTGGTCCTAAAGCAGTCAATACCTTGGGTCAGGCTCTCTATAAAGAAGCAGCAGTTATATTTGAAGAAAGCCAAGATGAGGTTCCAGTAGATACAGGTATATTGCGAAGTTCAGGGCAACTTGGGTTGCCTAAGATAGAGGGCGGAGACCTAGTAGTAGATATTACATACGGAGGGGCTGCCGCAGATTACGCAATTTATGTTCACGAAGATTTAGAAATGAGACACCAACCCGGAAAAAAAGCCAAGTTCCTAGAAGACCCAGCCAGAAGGCGTATAAGGGGCATGGACGAACGATTATTGGGTATGATTAGAAGGGCTATGGGTATCTAAATGGCGACCGTATTAGAGGCTCTAGGGACTTATATCGATACTAACAGAGGCGACTTAACAATAGGAACTAATCTATTCTTATCAAAGATGCCAGATACGCCAGATGTTTGTGTATGTATTTATGAGAATCAAGGCAGTGGACCACTAATGACCTTTGGGGCTACCGCTATAGAGGTAGATAGACCAAGTGTTCAAATATCTGTGAGGGCTGCTAGAGATGATTACGCAACAGCAAGAGATTTGGCACAAGCATTGAGAACCTTAGTTTCAGGCATAATAAATGTTACATCTTCAGGTGTAACAATACTTAGAGTTGAGCCAACTGGAAGTTTCTATCCCCTTTCTGTGGACCAACTTGAAAGACCTCGTGTCGTGTTTAACTTGGATTGCCATGTTGGGGTATAGACTTGGAGCCGTCAGAGAGTAAGAAGGATATCTACGGAAGGGGCAGTAATCGTGACGAAGTCCCAAGATGTTGGAGATGTAATCGCATTCTCGCGGAATACCTCACAAGACCATGGAAACTCAACTGTGGAAGATGCAAAGCCACAAATCAGCAACTCGCTTAGTTTAGATGAAGCAATAGATAATTTTATACCAGCCAAAAAAGGCAATGGTATGACCTGTTCGGTTAAAAGAACTTTAGAAAGTTTAGAAGAGCCAACAAGAAATAAGTTAGTAGCGTTGATGACCAATCCAGAAGTTTTATCTTTAGACTTAGTTAATTTATTAAAAGCACATGGATATTCTGTAAGCGCAGAAGTCATGCGTAGACATAGAAGAAGAGCCAATGGTGGAGGTTGTTCTTGTCCAATTTAGATGATGAAATGGACAGACTACTTAAGACTTCTAATAATCCAACTAGCGAACCTAGATTAAATAAAATAGGAGCAGAGTGGCAAGCAGGAGTTATTTGGAACGGTAATGAAGGAACAATAACTACAACAGCATTACCTTTAGAAGAAGCACCAAACTGGGACGCAATACTTAAAATATGGGGACTTGATCCAGAAAACTTTAGAGTAGTCGAACCTGTTTTGTTTAATGTTTGGGGTAATCCAGATGGCGCACTTAATCGCCAATGGAAAGGCAAAGTAGTTCAAGTAAAAGATGATAACAAAAAAGAAGATTTTACAAAGTTAGAAAACGAGATAAAGAAATACAAGCCAAATCTTAAAACTTCTTTTGTTGGTGAAGGTGCTTTAGTAGTAGTGCTTTCTGATTGGCAGATAGGAAAAGCAGATGGAGATGGATTAAAAGGAACTATCGAAAGAATATTAAACTCTATAGATAAAGTAGAAGTTCGCATCAAAGAATTAGAAAAACTTAAAAGACCTATTGGGAAATTAGTTGTTTTATGGACTGGTGATTCCATAGAGGGTTGTGTAGGACATTATGCACAGCAAACCTTTAGTGTTGAAATTGACAGGAGAGACCAAGTAAAAATTGCAAGAAGATTATTTAGAGATGCTTTAATGAGGTGGGGTAAGTATTTCCCGACAGTTCAAGTATTGGCAGTAGGCGGTAATCATGGCGAAAATAGAAACAGCACAGGAAAGTCTTATACAACCCTAAACGACAATGATGATGTAGCCATAGTTGAGCAGGTGGCAGAAATTCTTGAAACTAATCAAGAGGCTTTTGGGCATATTCAGTTTGCTATACCGAAAGACAGATTAAGTATTACAGCAGAGGTCGCTGGTTGGGTCTTGGGTATAACTCATGGTCATGCAGCAAGAAGAGGTGGGCAAGGAGTAGAAGGTAGATTAAGGAGATGGTTAGAGGGACAGTCATTGGGTCGCCAACATGTAGGCGGAGCAGATGTATTAGTTAGTGGACATTTTCACCATTTTAGAGTTGCAGATTGGGGTGGGTGTGTTTGGCTTCAAGCACCCGCAATGGACGGAGGAAGCGATTGGTGGAAAGAAATGTCAGGTGAAAGATCAGATGTTGGTATTTTAACTTTCTGTATGTATCCTGAAATTAGAGTTACGGAAATATCCATACTTAGGTAGTTGTAGTAGCAATATACGCAACAAGCATGCTAATCTTAATCAACCGAGTCCATAGAGACCCCACTACATATAGAGCCCTTTGAGGCAAAAGGTAGTTGGGTCTGTGTTGCCCAAAGGAGACACAATGACGCAGTATCGAGCATTAACAGGGATAGATTACCCTCCTGATAAAAGAGTAGAATCAGGCACCATCGTTTCAGATATTCCAGAAAAATCAGCCAAATGGTTATTAGACCAAGGTCTTATTGAACTCGCTGATAGTAAAAGTAAAAGCACTAAAGTAGAAATAATTGAAGAAGTAAAAATTGCAGAGGGTTTTGACCCTGACGCAAAAGACATAGATGGCGATGGGTTCGTTCAAGATGGAACTGAATTCCAACGCCCAGTTAAGGAGAAATAATGCCTACCTTCCGCCATGGTAAAAATACAGTTTTATTCGCAGATGAAATTGAACTAACTACCTACCTAAATAGTGTTTCAGTCACCAACTCAATAGAAACTCCAGAAACAACAACCTTTGGCTCATCTGACCGCTCTTACATAGTTGGACACTCAGACGGCGCAATATCCTTTGAAGGATTATTTGATGGAACTGCTGATGCGGTAGATGAAGAACTAGAAGCAGCATTAGGAAATACCACAAACAAAGTTATTAGCACTTCATCAGATAGTACAAGCGTTGGGGGTCGGGCAATTCTTGTGGACTCCGCCTCAACTTCATATGAAATCAGTAGTCCACTTACAGATGTTGTTGCCGTTTCGGGCGAAGCGGTAGCAAATGGTGGGTTAGATTATGGTGTTTGGCTAGGTTGTCAATCTGCCATCACTGCTACCTCAACAGGCACAAGTGTGGATAATAGTGCTTCATCAGCAAATGGTGGAGTTGCTCATTTACACATTACTGCTAACACTCGCTCAGCAACAACAGTGGCAAAAATCCAGCACTCTGCTGATAACTCAACATTTGCTGATTTAACCACTTTCGCAACTATCGCAATTGGAACTAAGACCTCAGAGCGAATAGTAGTTGCTTCTGGCACTACCGTAAATCGTTATCTGAGAGCAGTAGTTACACCTGCGGCAGGTACAGGTTCAATCACATTCAGTATCGCTTTCTCAAGGAGATAAAAATGCCTACATTCAGACATGGTAAAGCCGCAGTATTCAAAGTAGATAATTCTGCTGGCACACTTACCGACATCAGCAATACTCTTAACTCTGTTTCATTTCCAAGAGAAGCAGAAGTTTTAGAGACAACCTCATTTGGTTCATCAGACCGCTCTTATGTAGTTGGTTTCAAGAATCAAACTATTGGCGTTGAAGGTTCATTTGACGCAACAGTAGATGCGCACCTCGCAGGAATCTTAGGACAGTCAGACTCAGTTTCTTTTGAGTATGGTCCTGAAGGTTCAACATCTACATTTACTAAGTACACAGGCGAGTGCCTAATGACCTCTTATGAAACCTCAGCAGGAATTGGTGATATTGTTTCCTACTCTGCAGAGTTCCAAATAACAGGTGCAGTAACTCGTGGTGCTTACGCATAACAATTAAAAGTAATAGAATCCCAATAACCGAGTCCAACGAGACCAAAAGGAGAAATCGTGTCCATTAGAGACCAAATCTTATCCGCTCAAGATATTCCATCAGAATTGGTGGAAGTTCCAGAGTGGGGCGTTAAAGTAGAAGTTCGTGGTATGACTGGCGCAGAACGCACCCGTATTATGGATTTAGCAATCGATAATAAAGGTGGAGTTAATCTCCAGTTTGT